TGTGTAGTTCCAACTTTAAATGTAGTAGGTGCTTTATAATCAGTCATGTTTACTCCGTAAGTTCTGAAATATATAATGAACCGTTACCAGAGGATCTTATTACAGATATAATATTACCTGGTGATACTTTGTAATATTCAAAGTCTTTTGCCTGTAATGGTGTCATAGCAGCAGTTGCTGTTACAGCAGGATTGCTTATAGATATATGGCAATCTGTTGTTGCGTACAACCTTACATATCTGCATTGTGCAGATATAGCTGAACTGTTTGCAGCACTAGCTGTGTAGTCTACCTTCTGTACTGTTCCTGTTAATTTATAATACATAATGTTCCTTAGAATGATTCTAAAGAGGGGGGTTACCCCCCCTCACTTAGCTTATTGGTTTACGTCTAAAAGAATGCCGTGTGCGGCTTCATTTCTGACTTCAAGTGTGTACTCAGCTAAAAGTTGTTTCTTCTCAGAATCACCAGTTTTTGCTAGATCCTGAACTTGGAAATCTCTTAGGTAAGCAGTTGCCATCATATCTCTTTGGATAAGGAAAGCATTACTTTCACTTGTTACTGCCATAACTCTGTTTGGTACGACCTGTAGGTCACCAAAATCAGATGAGTAAACATCGATTGCTGCATACTCTACTCTGTTTTCAGCTTGACCAAACCTTGTTGTGTTGGCGTTAAACCCAGATATAGTTTGTTTCATACTCGGTGGTACAACAAGCATATCCATTTCTCCGCCAGCTTCATAAACCTCTTTAACAACTGTTTTAAGAATTGTTTCAGTAAGGTCTCTGTCAGTACCAGAGTTGGGTAAGTCTGTTCCAGAACCAGTAGAAAGTGAACCACCAGTACCTGCATCACCGTTAGTAGCAATCCATGTAGGAATAGATCCTAATGCTCTAGCAGCAGTTGCAGAACCGACAGCTTGTACTTGACCTTTAATAAGGACAAATTCCATGTCTTTCTTTAATTCTTTCGATTTTTTTGCGACTTGATAGGCCATTTCGTCAGCTCTACCAGCAGCATCTACAGCACCTTGTGTACCTGATACAGCGATTACTTTATCAGATATTTGTGTGAAGTTAAATGCTCTCGTTGTTGCACTCATTGCATCAGCAGTTGCATCGTCACCTTCGATAACTGAGTTAGCGGCAGGTGTTGCAAGTGAATCTAGTTGCCATTCGTGCTTTGTTGATTTTGCGGTTGTACGAGGTATCGCAGATAATATTGGAGTATCTTCTGGACTAATGTTATAGATTACATCTACCAAGTCCTCTCGAATACCAGTAGTATCATACGTGTCGTACAAGTTAGTTGGTTGTGCCATAAGGCTCCTCCTTTAAGTTATACGAGACTGCGGAAGATTTTAGCTGCGTCTGCAACTTTTCCACTCTTCTTCAGTCTTGAGAGTTGTTGACGTTTTGCCTCTGCTGCTTGTTGACCTTTTGATTTAGATACACCGCCTTTTACAATTTTAGGAGCATTGATCGCTTTCTTTTTGATCTGTGGTTTAGCTGCTTGAAGATTACGATATGACATCGCATCTCTAACCAGCATCACATATCTGTGATCGTATACAGAATCAATTTCTTGGTCATTAAAACCTTGAGAAGTTAAATAATCTCTCATTTGCTTCTTAAATTGCACACCGTTTTGAGGGTGATTCAATTCAGGAAGTTTTATAGTTAATTGTTTCTGTTGCTCTTGTAAGTACTTGTTAAACTCTTCCATTTGTAATTGTTGAGTTTGTTGTTGCACTTGTTGTAACTGTTCGTTTTTCTTTCGCATTTTATGCTCAAGTCTTGCAGCTTCAACAGGATCTTCGTCATATAGTTTTTCAAAGTCCACCTGTGCGTACTCTTGTTGTAATTGAACTTGTGCAGCTTGATTTAATTGGTCAAGTTTTGCAATTTTAGTTTCAACGTCTTTTTTTGATCTTTCGACAAAATCACTTGATTGCTGTTTTTCAGCAGCAAGTTCTTGTGTCTTTCTTGTGTAATCTGCGTTCCGTTGATACCCTTGAATTAACTCATCTTGGGTCACCTCGAAATTCGTACCATCAATGGTTACGGTGTAAATAGGCTCCTCAGAGTTTTCTTGTATATCTTCCGACTCAGATAGTTCGTTCTGTTCTTCTACTTGTTCATTAGAATTTTCATTCTCTTGATCCATATAAGGAACATCACTTGGATTTACAGTTTCTTCACTAGAAGTTTCTACTTCTGCTTCTTCTGTTGGTTGCGTAGATTGAGCTACTGCTTCCTCTACAGGGGTAACCGCTTCAGATGTTTCTCCAGTCATAAGACCTTTGATAATATTTCCTGCTTCGATTACGTTTGTTGGTTGGCTGTCTGCCATACCGACCTCCTTTTAAATGTTACACTCCCAAATGGGTTGGTGTATTCGATTTAAGTCGAATTCTTTTTAAGCTGATTGATCTGTTGTGCAGCAAGTTTGCCTGTTTCCATAACAGTTCTAAGGTGATTTTCTACCTTGTCTGTTAAGTGATAGGCTTGCCACAATGTTGTACGAGCTGCATCCTCACCATGTTTGGTGTTAAGGATAGCCTCTTGAAACTCTTTTTTTAAAGTCTCAAAGGCTTCTTTTATTATCGGTTCATCAAGAAGTAATTTAGCTTTCTCTCCTCTTGATACCTCACTCGCCAGTTTGTTGTGATCCATTAGTTACATTCTGTATGATTTGTTGCGTTTGATCAAGTTGACGATCTACAGTTTTTTGTGCCTGTTCTCGTATCTTACCTTGTTGCACTAAATCTTCTCTTGCTAATACAGCGTCTCTTCTTATTTCAGCTTCATTAATTTTTGTACCATATTGTAATTCTAACTCTTTTATACGAGTTTCAAATTTCAATATCATTTCTTGGTAACTCTTTTCTAGTTCTTTTATTCTTATTTCACTATCCATTTGTTTCCTCATGTTCTCACCCTGTACTTGCAGTTGTGAAACTTTTTCAAACTCTGTAGGTTGAGGAGGTTGTGGCGGTGGCATTTGTTGCATACCCACATCTGGATCTGTAAAGAATAAACCAGTATTTTTTAAACCAGCGTTTTCTACTATTTTAGAAAGCGTGTTGTAAATATTTCTTAGATTTACCATTGGACCAGCAGGTGTACCCTGTAGCTCTAATGCTTTTAATTGTGTTTGCAGTATGTTGTTTAATATAGATAGTTGTTGATCTCTTGATCCTGTACCTAACCCTACATTAATTGACACATTGCATCTGTTTCTCCATTCCATAGGTCTGAAAGGAACAAATGTATTTCTAATTTTTATAATACGTTCTTTGTCTTGGTGTTTGACAACCAATTCAAATATTTTACCAAACATATCTTTCACACCAGTTTCTGCAAAGATACGTGCAATCAACTCAACTCTCATTTGTGCTTGTGTTAAAATAACATTAACACCAGTTGCTGTTTTGTTGAGTGAGTCAGCATCCATCCCTTGTGAGTAACGTGTGATACCTGTACGTTGTTCTCTAACAGTGTCTAAATATTCAAGTAAAGGGAATGCTTGTTGATTAATAGTTTGTGTTTGCATCGGCATCATAACTTGACCTGGCGAACCTTTTGTTCTTACAACGCCACCTGGTCTGTTAGTCAGCAAGTCATCAAGATTAACTTGACCATCCATCACTGCAACTCTGTTGTTGTTTGTTAGATACATATTATCTAACAACTGTCTCATCACTGTGGATTTAATTAATTGTAAATCCTCAGTCATTTCTGAAACTGATCTACCGAAGAACCTATGAGGAACCATGATCGGTGTAATAGAAACAAATGGTATGCTATCGCATAACTCATCATCTAATACTTGATAAGCACCTGTACCTGCTAGTGTTATCTTTCTTAATTTTGCAATGCCATCACCCTCTGCATCTATTTTAGCATAGCACTCATACACAGTAATTTCATCTGTCGATGCTTCACCTGAGTTACTTGAAAAATCATAATCTAAATTACGGTAACGAGAAACTTTTTCTTCGTTGTATTTGTCGGCAGTGTCTGTTGGCAATGCGTTTACAGTGTCTGCATCAAACCCAGCTTCAATTAAATCACTTCTTGTTTGTGTAGTACGGTGTGCAAGAAAGTTTGCTTCTTGTAAATTTTTAGCTCTGCGTTCTATTAAGAATTCTTCTGGTGGTATCGTTTCTATTTTTACTTTACCGTATGTTTCTTTTCTTATGAGAACGACATCATGCAACATTGGTGTGGGTGCATCTTCTAATTGTTGCATCATCATGGGATCATTCGTCTGTTCCATCATGGTTTGTTTTGCATCAATAGCTTTTTGGTCAGCGTACTCTGAGTGTTCTTTGACTTCTATGTCTTCTTCGTCAAGCAACATAGTGTACTCATCGTCACTTAACTTTTCGTAAGTTTCTTGTTCTCTTTTTTCAGATGTATCCCAGTATACTTTTGCAATACCATTTTTTTGTATTAGTGCATCTTTAAACAACGTGTATAGTGCAACAAAACCATCGTTATCTTTGTTAAATACGTAGTTTAAATAATCAGTAGCTTGTTTTGCAACCTCTTCATCTTCTGCTGAGACTGGATCGCAACGCACTACATCGTCACTAGCTGCAAATGTTCTCAGTAATGTTGGTAAGATAGACTCAATAACATCACTAACATCTGTAGATACAACTTGTGATCTGCCTTCTTGTTCGTTTCCAAACGGTTCACCAAAGTAATACTCTAATGATTTTTGTCTTTGATTTGTAATATCAGAACCGATATATCCTAAAGACGAATGTATTTCTGATTGCAGTATTGCTGCAACTTCTGTTTCTGTTAAAGGTTTTCCTTTTGCCATTATACTATATACCTTGTATCAATATTTATTTCTGTTGTCCATTGACTAGCTGTACCTGGATCTATTGCACATCCGTATCGAAATGCGTCAGCTCCGTGTGATGACCAATCATGTAATGGTTTATTTTTAAATGTCTGCATTTTATCATCATAATCTTTACGGTATTGTCGCAAACATTCAATACCCACTTTACATTTATTTTTGTCAAACCAACATTGATCTAACGTATTTCGCACCGACTCAATACCATGTTGTATTTCTAGTTTAGGACATACGTCAAAACTAATGCCTAATTCTTGTGCAACTTCTAATCTGGATTTACCAGTTCCTAGTTCACGAGCCACAATATCATGCGGTGCGATGTGTCTACCATAATTGTATGCTTTCTCTTCTAACACATTTGCGTAATGTGCTAAAGATTCACCAGACGTTTCATAATAGTCAATTAAATGTACTTCGTTTCCAGCTCGTTGAGCAAACCAAATGGCAGTTGAATCTCCGATCCCTAAATCCCACCATGTTTCTACGTCTATGTTTTGATCGTATTCGACATCTGCTATTCGATTTTCTTTCTCAGCTTTCTGTATCTGCTTACCGTAATAAGCACCTGATACAGCAGCTTGGAAACTACATTCAAACTCTTGTTCGTATTGGTCTTCAGGCATCGTATACCGTGCCTCTTCCAATTCATCAGCATCAATCACTCCTGTTTCTGATGCTCTATATAATACTGCTTTCCAATTACCACCTCTGCGTCTTGCAAGGTCGTATACATCCCAGAACTGATTGTGACCCATAGGTGTTCCTATAAAGATCACATAGCCTAGTTTATCTGATACAGCAGGTCTTACTACCTCTGTCCATGTACGAGGTGACATAAGTGCAAACTCATCTAACACCACGCCATCAAATCCTAATCCCCTCAGTGCATCTGGATTGTCAGCACCAAATATTTGTAATCGTGAACCGTTCCACAGATCAACTTTAAGTTCTGTTTCGTGACGACTGCCTCCTAGTTTCATAAGAGGTTGTGTGTATTCTTTAAGGTAGTCAAACGCCACGTTCTTACCTTGTCGGTATGTCGGTGCAATGTATGCTAACCGTTGATTGGGTTTATCAAGTGCTGTTTTGATTAAGTGATTAATTGCAAAAACAGTTTTGCCAAACCTACGATGACAGCAAATAACATTAAAGCGTTTTAGTTTATTGTGTAATTCTTTTTGTAAAGGTCGTGGTTTGTAAGGTATTTCAATCTTCAAACTATTCTTTCCATTTAACTTCTATTTCTACAGGCTCGTCTTTGTCACCTTGTAGTTTTTGATCTACAGAAGATAACCGTGGGTGTACAAATGGTGCAGCTTTCTCAGCAGCCCACATCTTTTTTTCTGGAGATGT